ATGTTTTGGTTTTTCCTAAAAATTTTTTCCCTCCCCCGTCTCCACCGACCTCGACCCTGTTCGGGAGCCTTCGCCCTCGACCTCGACCCTCTTCCGCACCTTGTCCGCTAACCATGCCACCACCTGTGCCTTGTTCGCAGGTACATACTTCCCATCGACATCCATGTGCAAGGTAACAGGTGGTATAGATGTCTTCTCATTGACTGACTTAGTATCATGACATGACTTACATAACGCTAATAGATTGTTTAAGTTATACATCGAACCACCACGTGTAATAGGTATCATGTGGTCCACACATCCTTTATAATCACCTGGCGTTATATCAGTCATAATACCTAACACTATACAGCATTCACATAGAGGATTAGCCCGACGATAAGCCTTAGACATCTTATGCCATGCGTTATTATAGCTACCTTGTTCACCCGATGGTGTACGCTGCATCTTAGCCTTGTGTATAGTACTACCTATTCCCTTGCTTATGTATGGCATCTATATTCCTTTTAATATCTCCCATCGCTTCTTGTTCAGTAAGTCTATGTGTAACACTTCCTTAACATAACTTCTTCCTGCCTTAACGCTTGCTACCTTATCAATGTTGCCATTAACTATATCAGTAACTAAGTCTATAAACTGTGTAGGATTATCATAATGTATAACACCAGGTATATTAAACTCTGGAAAGTAACTATCTGCTAACACTGGCATTCCATTGGCAATACACTCTATGGCAAAGATATTACTTTTAGATAGATTAAAATCATTACGCACTAATGGATAGAAACCAAAGTCACCTTCTATACGCTGCATGAATGTAAAATAGACAAACATAGATGACCAATCAACATTGATAGCTTTCTTATTTAAGTCATACATCATCATCTTATTTAAGCCAAAGAAAGTGACTTCTGTCTCCATATCAATCATCTGATTAATCTCTGGCTTAATCGTGTGCAGATCACTAAAATGTGTACTTCCTCCTCTCCATACAAACCTTGTAGGCTTATGTTGTTCCTTTACTTCAAACATTGGTAGGTCTGTTGGATTCCAGCCATTAGGAATGACAAACATAGGTATCTTTCCCTGGCACATTGGATAGTAAAGGTCATATAGCTTTTTAGTAGATACTATGACAGCATCGGCAAATAGGAAAGTATCTTGTATTTGCTTTTGTACTTGTGGATTAGCAAAATAATGATTAGCCGGATTATCCTCTGGCACGTCTAAAAGGTGATCATCAAAATCAATAATTACCTTCTTTCCCATCCTTTTCGCATCTGCCATTATTCCCAGTGATGCCGTAGAGTTAGGTCGCTGAATTAATACAATGTCAGTGTTATAAATGTCATGCCACTGCGCTCTCTCTTGCTGGCAGATAACGTGCTGAAATTTCTTCTGCAATGCTAACCTGGTAAATGGGCCAAGTGAACGGTAATAATCAGTAGCCTGACTTTTAGATGATGTAAATGTAGTTAACTTCATTTCTTATAGCTATCTAAAACGTGTTCAATAGTCTTTTCAAGAGAAATTCTTTTACCAGTCTTAAAAGAAATATCAATTTGAATCTTTAGTAATTTCTCGTGAATTTCATCAGTTAACAATACTCCTTTCTTTTTAGCCAACATAATTTTTTCCATATTTATTTGTTTTAATGTTGCAAATATATAATAAATATATAACTTTGCAAAAAATAAATTTATATGATAAAATTAATTGTTTCTGGAAGAGTAGGTCAAGATGCTGAATTAAAAAGCGTTGGTGATACTACTGTATGTTCTTTTTCTGTTGCTCACACTGAGAAAGTGTATGGCACTAATCCAAAAGAGACCACGATTTGGATCAGTTGTTCAGTTTGGGGAGAAAGAGCTGTCAAACTTGCTCCATTCATTACAAAGGGAACTTACATAGTAGTGGAAGGTAGTGGTGGAGTAAATGCCTACACTCAAAAGAATGGAGAGGCAGCTGCCGTTATTAACTGCCGCGTTACTTCCCTTGAATTTGGCGGAAAGCCTACCGCAGAACCTACACCTCACACCGCTCCTCCTACTGGCAAAGTGACATTTGAAGGAGTAGATGGTGATTTACCATTTTAATAAACCATTTTAAACAAATCAGTATGAAAAACAACACATTTGAATGGGAAACCATTACACCCATCACACCTACAAAAACAAAGATTAAAAGCTACCTGCTTTTATTTCTAATCATCTCCTCCCTTTATATTTCCCTTGTAGGTCAAGGCTACAAATCTAACAAGGTATCAGCCCCAAACCCTGCAAAGGAATATCCACAGGATAATTTGCAAACGATAGACATGAAGAATCTGCCAGGTACACAGATAAAGGGCATGGATGCGGAGGAGTTAAGACAGTTTTTAGAGGAACAAGGATTTAAAAGATTAAAGAATAAAAGTCTGGTTGATTTAAGAAGGATTTGGTTAGGTTTTATGTATGAAGATTTCTTTTATACTATGCATAAAAAGACTAATCTGCCAATCTCTGTTATCTATGCCTTTTTCATCATTGAAGCTACCAATGCCGGAATAGAAAGTAAGTTGATGGCTAAAGCCTTGAATCCTGGTGGAATAAAATACAGAGGCACCGGTAAGAAAATGAAGGCAATGGATGATTGCTATAAAAATGGGAAGAAGATACCTTGCGACTTCCAGGCTTTCTCTTCCTACAATGCCATGGTGCAAGGTTGGGCAGATGTATTAAATTTACCAAGGTATAAGAATTGCAAGAGGTATATGTTAGCAAAGTATAACAGAGGCATGAGTGCGAAGGAAATAGTAGATGCTACTTGTAAATGCTTTTATAAATCAGGCTACCATACAAGTAATCTTTGGAAAGTAAGAAGTAATTTATCAACCGAATACTGGACAGTAAAAGCCAGTTTTCCCGAAATGGAATATTAATATGAAATTCTTAATTTATTCTTTTGATTATAATTGGAAATCTGGAGGCAATCAAGTTTTGCATGATTTAGGTAAAATATTGTCTGAAGATTATCCAACCTATCTTTGTGCAAACAAAACATTATTTGATTCAAAAGCTATTTGTATAAATTTTGATAACGCAAACAAAGCAAAAGAGATTGCTGCATTAAATGATGTTATAACTATCTACCCAGAAGTAATATCTGGCAATCCATTAAATGCTACTAATGTTGTAAGGTATGTTTTGTATTATCCAGGATGGCACGCAGGAGATAAAGAATATAGTAACAATGAACTTGTTGTTACTTATAACTACGAGTATGTTAAAAATACTAAATATGATAAATCATTTGTATTAACTGTGATTAATCCTAAATTAAACATTATGAAAAATAATGGTAAAAAAAGGAATAAGATAGGATTACTTGTAAGAAAATGTAAGGATGCTGATTATAAATTTAAAACATTAGAGCAGTATAAGCATTTGTTTAAATTTCCAGTTATTAGTATTGATGATGAAATTATAAAATGTTCTGATTTAAAGGAATTAAGTAAAATTTACAACAGACTTTCTTTATTTATAAGTTTTGACCCTCACACATATCACAGTACTATGGCTGCCCTTTGCGGCTGCCAAAGCGTGGTAATACCTTCCGAAGATTTATCAAGCGAAGATTTTTACAATGTGCAAAAATACGGAGTTGCTTATAGCTTTGAAAATATTGATTTTGCTAAATTGACTCATGGAAAAATGATAGAGGATCTTAAAATGATGGAACAAAACACTTTTACCCAATGTGCTAAATTTGTCGAATTAGTACAAAATCATTTTATTCATAAATCTAATTAGCCATGGCAAAAGAATTTAAAAAGCTACATAATGCTTTTACAGATGAGCATTTAGAAATAATAAGAAAGTTATATCCTAACACTCCTAACAAGGTCATTGCCACATGGATGCCTCACTCCGCTACTTCCATTAGCAAGAAAGCTAATACAATGGGATTAAAGAAAACGAAGGAATATATTAGAGAGAATGGCAGAGCCGTAGCAGTTGCACAATGGAATAAATTAATAGAACATAACTTACAATTAAGTAGTAATTTTAAGAAAGGTCATGTGCCCTGGTGCAAAGGACAAAAATTGTCCTCTGAACATATTGCAAAGCTCACAGGTGTGTTTAAGAAAGGTCAAACACCTCATAATACATTGCCAATAGGCAGCATTAGAGATATTAATAATTACGTTGAAATTAAATACAAAAATCACAAATGGATGGCACTTGCCCGTTACAACTGGGAACAAGTGCATGGGCCGGTGCCTTGTAATATGTGTGTGTTTAAATTAGATGGTGATAGGTATAATGATGACATAAGTAACCTATGCCTTATATCCAGGAAGGACTTAGCTATGCTTAACCGCAACCATGCCAAGTTAACGCCAGAGTTAAAGGAAGTGCAAATTTTAATAAACCAGATTAAACAAAAAATCAGATGAAAAACAAAATCAGCGACCTCCGCAACCACCTCTTCGTTGTTCTTGAAGAACTCAGCGACCCAGATTCCAAGTATGATCTTGAAAAAGCAAAGGTCATTGCCAATGTTGCCCAGACTATTATTAACTCTGCCAGTGTGGAGAATCAGTATTTGAAGATAGTCGGAGGTAGCCAAGGCAGTGGATTTATTGAGGAGGGGAGGATGGAAAATATTAAAACTTTAAACGAGAAAAACTGATGGAACATTTAGGTTATTTTGTAGAAGTATCTGAAACAGAAGTACGCTTTCAACTTGAAAAACCAGAGCCAGGAGTACATCATTGGGCTGCTGGTATAGATAAAAATAAAGCTATTGAACCTACTAAAGTTATACCTGATGGTGAAATAGACCCAGACGAGCTGCTTATTAAAGTAAGAGAATGTAGAACTAAAGAGGCATTAAGAGAACTATGGGATTCAAATCCAGCGAATCAAGATTACCCTTTTATGTTTGGACATCAAAGCACTAAAATTAAATATAAAGATTTTGACCACAGTTGAAACAATAGGTAACTTTTTAAAAACAACCTTAGACAAAGTTTTCACAGAGGGAAATGAATTTCCTTCTGTGAAATACGAAACACCGCCAGCCGTGTTAAAACACATGGAAATGCAAAGCGCAATTGGGAATCCGCCTTGGAAAATAAAGGGGAAAAGAATTAGAAAATATAAAAAATAGTTTATCTTTGTTCTATCCTTTAGATGGAGTGGAAGCCTCCTAAAGGAACATGAAACAAAATTATGTTGTTTCACCCTAAGCCAAGTAGTCTTCCACCTGCTTGGCTTTTTTATTTGTAACTTTTTAAATTTTATAATATGTTAAATTTACAAACAAATCCAATGTTGGCGGAAGCAATACCAGCTATGAGCCAACAAGATTTACAAATTCATTCTACACATGATTTATCAATTTTTAAAAATCTAAACGGAAATAGAGATTTAAATATTGGCAATGTTGACAGGATTGCAAAATCTATAGTAGATAATGGATTTTTAAAAGTACCAATAGTTGTTAATGAAAATTTTGAAATTATTGATGGACAACACAGAGTAGAAGCTGCAAAGAAAGTAAATAGTATAGTTTATTATGTAAAGGTTAAAAGCTATAATTTATCAACAGCAATTTTATTAAATGCAAATGCTTCAAACTGGAAAACAATTGATTATGTAAAAAGCTTTTGTGAAAGAGGTAATATTAATTATATAAAATTAATGCAATTATACGAATCAAACAAAGATTTTGGTTTAAATACTTGTGCTGAATTGACTACTGATTATATTTACAGATTAGTGCTTAATAAAGATAATAGTAAATCGGATGTTATTAAAACTGGTGAATTTATTTATAATGACATAAATGATGCTGATTATATTTTTGAATCAATGAGAAAAATACATGATAATATCCCCGAAGCAAAAAGTTCAATATATTGTAGGACAGTAAAATTATGTTTAAAAAATCCAGAATTTAGATTAAATGATTTTGTATATAAAGCAAATAAATATCCTGACTTATATAGAAAAAGCAATACTATTTCTGTTATAATGGCAAATATTGAGCATATTTATAATTACAATAACAAAACAAAAAAAAGAATTTATTTATCATTGAAATAATTAAATTAGGTGCAGATGTAATGTCTGCACCTTTTTTTTATAAAATAATATATGAAAAAATTACTAATAAATCTTAATCAACGCCCTATTGCCGTTTACCCTGTTTACATTAAGCTAACAGGAAGTGTAAACGCTGGGCTGCTACTTAGCCAAATCATGTATTGGTACGGAGCTGTTAATGGAAGAACCTTTTATAAAAGTGATGCAGAAATAATGGAAGAAACAATGCTATCCGTTAATGAACTCCGCCATGCCAAAGCAAGGTTAAAGCAAATGTCTTTTATAAAAATTACTTTACATGGTGTACCTGCAAAGACACATTACACCATAGATGATAAATTACTGTTTAGTGAAATCAACCAATGTAGTTTAGTGGAATCAACTAAACTGGATAAGTCAAAACCACGAAACTACAATAGTGGAATTAACGAAACTAATACAGAGAATACAACAGAGAATACAACAAAGAATACAACAGAGAAAGGTTGTGAATTTAAAAATCCACTCCCCGACCTTGAAGTTAAAAATCCTTTCTCTCGCCAATCCTTCCATGATTCTCTGTCCTATGAGCAAGGTGAAAAAGAAAAAGAAAAAAGTTTTGCGACGAAAAAAGAAAAAGAAAGAGAGCCATCCGAAACCTACCTCTGCTTCTCCGCCTTCGCCTCTACCTATGAACGCCTTGCCGGTGTTACATATCCCTCTGACAAAGGAAATTACATAATGACAGCTAAAGATGGAAGTAATTGTAAAAAGTTAGTAACATGGCTAAAGAAGGTAAGTGCCAGTGAGCAAGCACCTGAGGACATGGTGCAAATGTTTACCACGGCAGCATGGCAGATAAGTGATAAATGGCTAAAGGCTAACTTTACTATTAGTAATATTTACTCACAGGCTAATAACATTTATACGAAATTCTTATATGCCAGCCCACTGGCAAAGGAAAAGAAACGGCAGGAGGAGATTGATAAACTTGTAAATGAATTTACAATATAATTTTAAACTAAAAAAATGATTTACATAATTAAAAGAGCAAGTGGTTATCATGATTTATCGCCTTGTGAAGAAGCTATTAAAAAACCTTTTGAAAATTGGCACACAAGAGGTATTACTGAAGATTCTTATAATGAAAGATTTTCTTTAAAACAAGGAACATGGAGGTCTCAAGGTAAAAATCACACTATAACTAATGAAGGATATATAACAAGGCAACTAAATGATGAGATGTTGTGGAGTATTGAAATAAATTCCCTTAAGGATTTAAATAAATTTATTGAAAAGTATGGTACCATAATTATTGAAGGCCCAGACAATAAAAATAAAGCACCAACTATTACTATATATGATGATTATATAGAATAATTAATTTACATAAAACTAAAAAATATGACACCAAAAGAAAAAGCAAATCAATTAGTAGATAATTATTGGTTAATGGATAAAATAAATCCATCTTTATCTAAAGAACAAGCCAAACAATGTGCTTTGGTTGCCGTGGATGAAATATTATTTGTACTTAAATTTAATCTTGATTTTAAAATGGAAAAGTCAATTAAATACTGGCAAGAAGTAAAAAAAGAAATAGAAAACCTATGACACCAAAAGAAAAAGCGAACGAATTAATAAATAAATTTAGCGAGCGCAAAAAACTTTTAACTGAAACAAAAGGCTGGATAGAACACATTGATTCATCTAAGGCAAAAGGACACGCATTGACTGCGGTAGATATAATTATAAATTCAACACCATCAGAACCTAACTTTGCTGATTGGGATGATTGTGGCGGAGAACATCGATATTTCTACGATGCTCAAAAAACACACGCACTTCATTTTTGGCAAGAAGTTAAAAAAGAAATAGAAAAACTATGAAACAAACACCCAAAGAAAAGGCTAAGGAACTTTTCACTCATTACCACAACCTTATTCAGGACATTGGCGGAGAACTTGGACAGGAGATCCTTGTATCTATTCTGGCAAAACAATGCGCTCTGTTTGCAGCAAGGGAAGTGTTAAAGGAAAAGTGGAACATTGAAATACCAGGCAGCTATGATGAATATTATTACTGGGAAGAAGTAGAACACGAAATAGAGAGCTATGAAGAGTAGAGAAGAATATAACGCATACATGAAAGCGTATATGCAGCAAAAGCGTGACAACATGACCTACGAGGAATGGAGAGCATTTAGAGATAGAGATAATAAAGGAAGAAGAAAGAAATACGCTGAACGCACACCGGAAGAAATTGAAAAATACAGGGAGTATCAGAGGAATAAACAAAAATTTTATTACTTTCTAAAAAAACAAAACAAATGAACTACACAGATTTACCGGAAGACAAAAGAGAAAAACTAAAGGAGTATCAAAGGAATTATCAAAAGAATAAACGCGCGAATATGACAGAGGAGGAAAAGCAGAAAAAGCGTGATTATTTTAAACTATATAGAATAGCTAACAGGGATAAAATTAATGCTTATGCAAGTAACTGGAAATACAATATACCTGCTGATAAATTAGAGAAAAGAAAGCGATGGCAAAAGGAATATTATGAAAAGAACAAAGAAAAGATAATACAGCAAATAAAGAAAAGATATGCCTCAATGACAGATGAACAGAGGGAAAAATACAATGAGAAGAGAAAACAGAGGTACAAGATTTGGTATTTTCTTCTGGATGATGATAAAAAGAGAAAAAAGATAGATATATGTAGAAGGTGGATAGATAAAAACATGGAACACCACAAAGAAAGAATGAAACAATATTACCAACAAAACAAAAAAAAGAAAGATGAATCTGGCAAAGTACCAACCGCACAACCAGGATGAAAAGAGTATTATTGAAGCAAGGCCCAACAGGATAGCTAATATTGAACCTAAAGACGCATTTAGAAATGTACTCAATGTTATTAGCAGCCTCTTCCCAGTGTATGGCATCGATGGTGATCTTACATTTTATTCGACAGTTACAAAAGAAATCGTTAAAACCTTTGGGCAGATAGCTGCCAATGAAATTGAAATTGCTTTTCGTCTCTTTGCTGCCCAGTCCCTTGACCTGGATGATGATGTAAAATTCTACGGTAAGGCAAATATGCACACGATAGGCAAAATATTAAACGCTTACCTTGTTTACCGGAGGAAGATTATTGCAGCTCACGACAATGAAGTCGCGGCCCTTCGGCACAATGCCACCATGGAAGAGAAAGCAAGGAAAGCAAGGGAGGAATTATACGCCAACTTTCCAACTATGCTAAAGGAATTTAAAGGCAAAGATTATACCACAGTGCCATTGTACTGGTATGATATGTGTATCCAGTTTGGCATGATAGAATACCAGGAAGGTGAGAAAAGAGCATTGTGGGAGGAAGCCCAGGCAATAGCATTGAAAGAACCACCGGAGAGTATGGATCTTATGACCATCAGAAGCCATGCAAAGAAAATAGAACAGGGAAATACAAAGAGAGCAGCCGTTATTGCCCAGCAACTGGCAGTGTGGAGGAAGGTGTTAAAGAAATAGTAACTGGTTTAAAATGTGTTTACAAGGTGTGGGGAGTTGACCTCACACTTTTTTTTAAATTATTTTTATATTTTTATATAATTTATATACTTTGTATTTATTTAAATATTATCTTTGAATAAACAAAAACAAAACATCATGACACCACAAGAAAGAGACGAAAAAATTGTAGGTATTCTTACAAAGATTTGTATTAATACGCTTGTAAAAAATCTGTTTGATAAAAATGGAGAAAGAGTTTACGAAGAATTTTTATACGAATTAAATCAACTACCGGTAAACGAAGAGGATTATACTCGCTGTAACCATGCCCATGCTTTTTTGCACAAAACAGCCGTGGAGTATCTACAAAAAACAATAGTATTTAACGAAGAACACAGAACAAAATGAACCAGGCAAGCCAAGACGTTTTAGACTACATTGTAGATAATCACCTTGCTCTGCGCGACATTAGCGACGAAGGCATAAGCAAGGCCATTGATGCACTGTTTAATTTTAACGATTTACTACCTAAGGAGCAAGTGTTATTTAATAGCATTATGGCACAGGCAATAGACTTTGAATGGATTGCCCAACAGTTGGAGAACTGGCAGGAGGAAGAGGAGTTAAAAAGATTAGACGCTCAAAGAGAAGACTATTATGATAATCACTAAGGCAAAAGTTAAATATAGTGCAGGCGCACCGAGAGAAGGGCAGTATGGCCCATCTATAAACATTCTGGTGGTATTTGCCGATGGCAAGGAAGCAAGGATATATGGAAAGCCTGGCGATCCTATACAAAGTTTAAAGCAAGGAGAAGTAATTGATGTTATAGATGATAATGGTAAATTAAAGTATGTGCAAGCTGCACCATTGCCAGCACCTACCGGTGTAGCAGTGATAGAGCAGGAGAAAGCAGAGGCAGATAAGCCTGACCTTGCAGCCATTGCCTTTGAAATATCCTCAATATATACACAGGCATACATTGACATTTATAACAAGTTAATTGAGGCGGAGATACCACATGATAATGCAACTGCCGCAACTTCTACTATCTTTATACAAGTGTTTCAAAAATTGAGATGAATGACTCTATATGTGCCAGTATCTGCGCTGGCACTTTTTTAAAACAAACAAAACCAATTACCATGACTTTAGAGCAAGCTAAAAAAGCATCTGAAATTTTACAGAAAATAGATAGAAATAATGAGATAATAAATAATTTAAAATTTAAAAAAACACATGATATAAAATTTGGCAGAATTAATGAAAGTAGTTTTATTATTCTTGACAAAGAACTTATAGATACTATTGTAGATCATTCACTTCATGTCTTAGCTGAAGAAATATGGGAGTTGCAACAGGAACTTAAATTATTGTAAATTTTAAAAAAGTAAAATGATTTATATATGTAAAAATTGCAGCTCTGAATCAAACGACATGAATCTCGGAGAGTACTGTGAAGATTGTGGAGATATTTCAAGGGTAAAAACAATGCCTATGAAAAGAGAATATACACATGATTTGATTTGGCAAAAGTATATGGAGGATAAATGCCCTGTTTGCGATGGCAAAGTGGATTCTGATTCCCAATATTCGCACACCGAAAACGGAGGGAAATGTATGGCAAAGTATTTTGCTTGTGACAGTTGTTTTAGCCGTTATACTGTTGGGTATAATCGAAGTAGGCATCCAATAATGTGTGAAGTAACATGTAACGCTGTATATAAATAATTAAACAAAACAAGATGTTTAAATTACCAAAAGAACATTTATCTGTATCACAGATTAACCTATGGGAGAGCGATCCTATTGCCTACCAAAAGAAATACTTTATCGGCATTCCCGATCCTCCTTCGCCTTTCCTTGAATTTGGCAAACAATTTGCAAAGGACATAGAAGATTATGCTGCCGGTGTTCAAAGAGATTTTAACTTTCCAGAAGGATTTTTAGACATGACTTTAATTTATCCTTACGTAGAATATAAATTAGAACATGATTTTGGAGACTTTAAAATGCTTGGCTATATTGACAATATGAGTAAAGATTATGAACTTGTAGTTGACTTTAAGACAGGCACTGCTCCATGGTCAACACAGCGACTGCAGGAATCTTTGCAAATGCAAACTTACTCTTTAATATTGTGGTATAAATTTGGAGTTATTCCGACTTCTATTATATCATACTGGAAAACAAAACTGCGAGGCAAAACCTTGTCATGGGCTGGTGAGCATGAGAGTTTTATGTATGTATTTAATACAGAGGAATTAACTGCAACAGAAGCAAGGATAAAGAAGGCAGCGAAAGAGATTAGCGAGGCATACGAAAGATACCAGGATAGCTACATTGGTGAATTGATGGCAAGGTATGCGGAGATTACAAAAGAGTTAAAGGATTTGGAATATAGAAGAGATAAAAATAAAAATCAGTTGACACTTTTACTAAAGGACAATAAAATGGCTATGGATGTACATGGTTGTTTAGTATCTTATTCTACTTATAAAAGAAAGTCATACACCTTTTCTAATAATATAATAGATAAGGAATATGAGATTGAACAAATGAAAAGAGAGGAAATAAATACTGGTATAGCGGAAGAGAAAACAAAAACAGTCACACTTATATTAGTGAAAGATGAAGGAGTGGAATAGTAAGATGTTAGAGATACAGGCATTCTGCGACGAAGTAAACGCCTGGATAACTACTGCACCATCTGCAGAAATGTTGGATGAGTGCGATGATTACCTCCGACAGTTATCTGCCTACTATTCAAGGTACACAGTGATAAGTGGAATGAACGAAAGTATCTTTGCCCAAATGATGATGAGTTGCATTCGTGATATGCCAGAGGAGGAGTACAAAAGAGTTAAACACTCCTCCACATTAACCGATTTTTACGTGAAAGGGAAATACCCAAAAGCTACGGCAATTTTCGAGCAATGTAGGGCGGTTCAAAAGTTATTACTCGTAACTTCCGATAATTATCGAACATTGCTTAGTAGCTTTCGGCAGGAAAGAATATTGGTCGGTCACATGACTACATAAAATATTTGCAGACCTCGGAGTTAAGTGAAGTGTATGAGCGGATTAAACATTTCTTTCGGCTTAACTGCGTCAGAGGATGAATTGGCAGCCTGGAATAGACAGGCAAATAGCAAGGTGGCGGAATTGGTAGACGCAAACAACTGCAATCAGGTATGTGAACCCTGACGTTAAACAAAAAGCTATCAACGCAGGAGTGCGGATGTTATGCAGGTTAAAATCCTGCCCTTGCTAATTTTAAATCTCTCTTAAACCTCTCTTAAATGTCTAATAAATGTCTAATAAATGTCTAATAAATGTCTAATAAAATGAAAGTAGAACTTTTAGAAATATTTGGAAACGATGACATGGTAGCAACGGCCGCCCGCGTTTCATTCGGCAAGGAAGCCAGCAATTACACTGTGGAGCAAAATGAGAAGCTGATAAAATACCTTGCAGAGCACAATCACACCTCTCCATTTCGCCATCCACAATTACAATACCGGATAACCTGCCCTATTTATGTAGAAAGGCAATTATTTAAGCACCAGGTAGGATTGACTGCTAATAGTATATCTGGAAGGTATGTAGATTTTAAAGATAATTATTACAAGATAGATAATTTCAGAATTCAAAGTAAAAGTAGTAAGCAAGGCAGCGGAGAAGATTTAAAGCCATTTTATAACTATGAAGCACAAAGGATTCAAAACCTTGTAATAGATTATTGTTCTAATGCTTATAAAGAATTACTTGAACTTGGTGTAGCAAAGGAACAGGCGCGTACTATTTTACCTTTAAATTTGGAAACTACTTTTATCTGGACAGGAAGTTTATTAGCTTACATTAATTTTTGGAAGCTAAGAATCACAAGAGATACACAAGCCGAAACAATGCAAATAGCCCAGGATATGCTACATGAATTAAAGTTACGCACAAATAGTTTTGAGCATTCACTAAAAGCATTTCATATATGAAAAATTTTGATGAAATTAGAGGTCTTCGCTATAACTCCGATAAACTCCGCTACGACCTTATCCCTCCTATTGCCAACCGTGAATATGCAAAAGTATGGACACAGGCATTAGGTAAATATCCAGAGGGGAATTGGGAAAAAGGTATGCCATGGACAGAGGTAATAGCCAGTGCAATGAGGCACCTGGAAGCGATAAGGCTGGGAGAAGATATAGATGCAGAATCGGGACTACTTCACGCTGCACACTTACAGGCTAATGCTGCAATGCTCACCGAATATTATTTTACTAAACAAGATTTTGATAACCGTAAAAAATACGAGAAATGAAACAAACGGCAGTTGAATATTTATTACAAGAATTTAGTGAAATTATTGGAAGAGTTAATTTTACAGTTACGCAAGACTTATTTATAAGAGATGCCGTTATAAAAGCCAAAGAAATGGAAAAGGAGAATATAAAACAAGCTTACAATGATGGTAAAGCGGCTGTTATACACATTGAAAATAATATGTCCCTTGAAGAATATTACAATAAAACTTTTAAAAACAAAATAAAATGATTTTAACCGACAAGACAATTAACGACGAAATTAGCGAAGGTAACATCGTAATTGAGCCATTTAACCCTAACAATTTAGGAAGTAATTCTTATGACCTTACCTTGTCAAATAGCTTAGTTCTTTATACTGAAAGTGTATTAGATGTAAGAAAGAAGAATCTTAGCGCACCGATGGTGATTCCTCCGGAAGGATTAATATTGCAGCCTAATGTTATTTACCTTGCCTCTACTGTCGAATATACGGAGACACTGCGCCATGTGCCAATTTTGCAAGGGAAATCAAGCCTCGGAAGATTAGGATTATTTGTTCATGTTACTGCCGGCTTTGGAGATGTTGGCTTTAAAGGATTTTGGACATTAGAACTTATTGCAGTGCAAAGAATTAGGATTTATCCAGGAATGAAGATTGCCCAAATTGTTTACCATGAAATTAGCGAGATGCCGAAAGTTACTTATGATAAAAAAGAAGATGCTAAATATTCTAATCAAGGCAGTGAACCAGTAGCAAGTAAAAATTATTTAAATAAATAAAGATGAGTGAAGAAAATAAAGAATTGGCAAACATGGCAGCTAAAGGCATTGTCACCGTTGGTGGAGTAGTAACTGCTTTATGGATTATTTACTATTTATACGATTTATTATGGAAGTAGAAATGAATAAATATGTCATCAAATATGAGGATGGCAAAAGCGTATCAGTAAGCGCAAAGAACCTTGAAGAAGCTATTGATAGGTTTAAAGAATTGCGGATTGAAACTGCAACAAAAGAAATAAGGGTTATGTCATCCTGGGAGATGTTTAATAAAAACAAACCAAAAATTTAGGTATTTTAAGCATAAGTAGCAATTATTTAGGTGCTAAGATTATTTCTTAGCACTTTTTTTTATAATTATTTTACATAAATATATACAACTTATTTATTTTATATTACTTTTGTAATGTCATTATGACAATCACTAAACACCACAACAAAATGAAAAGAAATTTTAACAATCAAACTTTTGAATGGCTATTTAATGACATCGCCTCATCCATGCCAAAGATTATTTTTGTAGGTATTATTTTAACTTACCTTATCACAGCTGCACTAAATGTGTACTTCCTTCCACTTCCTCTACTGCTCTCTATCCCTGCCTCTCTTATGTTGCAGTTTGGCAGATTTGCGATTGTGTTTATTGACTTTTTAAATCCAAGTGAGAAAAGATCACCTTATCCTGCCAAGGTTGCTGCAGGTGCTACCGTAGTTGCATTGTTAGAATTGTATTTTTCTATTCAAGGTCAAAGCACTGGTGCAGAATTTTACGCAATGTTTATTTTTATAGGCACTGTTATTTGCTTTGGATATTTTTTAGAGATTCAATTTATCGAGAAGGGTATAGAAGCCTACGGTATTGGCATGAAAGCACCAAGAAAGCGCAATACAACGAAGAAGGAAAAAGAGCCCGTTAAAATGAACACTACAGTGCGTAGTGTACAATTATCATTAGCTATTATGTTAGTATTGGCAGTAACTACTGTAAATGGGCAGAATAATCACTTTATGGCATATAACACCATGAGCCTTGAAAAGATAGGAGATAAGATGCTGGAAAGATGCTATTATAGTGAAGCTGATGATAGCTACACAGTTGATACTATTCACTATGATATGTTAGATGGCATAAACTTGTGGGATGGTTATTCAAGGACTACTTATGATAACTGCTTATTCATGACTTTTGGAACACAGCAATTAGAATATTTTCCACTAATGGGAATATGGAAGCATGGTAAAAAATACTATGACTATCATGGTTTACTAAAATTTGTAAGTAAATACGTTAAACGTAACTTCTTAAATAAAAAGATAAATTATGATGAAATTCGTAGGCATAGATCCAGCCATGAGGCTAAATGGTTTGGCAGTATGCGTGATTGATGATAAAAAAGTATATTTTGGAAGGTATAAGAATCTGGCTGCATGGATAATGGATAGCCTTACATGGGAGAGAGATTGTGCTATTTGTGTAGAAGATTCTTCCCTCCAAAATATCACTTTTCGTAAACACGCAAATGTAAAAGCAAGTAACAAGATTAGCCGAAACGTAGGCATGAATCAAGGAGCATCCAGGACTATCATTGACTTATTAGAATTAAATGGCCATAAAGTAAAAGGTATTTCACCGCAGCACAAAGGCAGCAAATGGACTATTGATTACTGTATGTCAGTCATAAAAGCAATGAAGTTAGAGGTGCATGGGAATAAAAAACTATCTCAAGACGAAATAGACGCTTTTCAAATAGCGTTAATTTCTAAAACTTATTACGAAAATGATGCAAGAGTTGGTTGTAAAAAAGAAACTCCAACGGTTGAACCTGGCATACATGGAGGAGACAATGAGACGAAAGATTAATTATTTTTACGTCGATTATTTAGCCACCAGGATACGACAAGAAGAAACTAAGCTAACACTTTTAAAAATAAACAGTAATGGAAGCAACTAAATTTTTAAAAACTAACGAAATTAATCAAGGTTTAATAATGGTTGAGAAATACCCTAAACCGATTAATAAAAATAATGTTGTAAATACTAATAGTGGTATATTGCAATTTTACTCCGGCAACGATGGCTCTGGAAGGAAATTTTTAGAGTACATGAATCCTGAGAGAATGTTAGCTATATTATTTATGATTATAAATAATACTAGTGAAAAAGATGAAGTAAAAGTAAAAGCATCTAATATGTTTAAAAAGATATTAAAGACATAGGTTAGTGGTGAGTAATAGTGTTTTGTTTGGCCGCAGGTGTTATTCCTGCGGCTTTTTTATTACCACTCCACACCTTGCGCAATGGCATATTCAAGAATGCCCTTTGCGTGAGCTTTAGCTATTGCCTCTTGCCATTCTCTGTCAATCATTAACACAGCATCGTTATAATTGGTAAAGAATCCATTCTCTGTTAAAACGGCTGGCACCTTTGTAGCCGTGAGCATTTGAAACCTTGCTTCTTTATCAAGGTCACCATCACTGTAATCATGCCTATGCACCCATCCAGGCGTAGCATCTTTTATTTCATTGCCTATCATGGTAGCAAGGAGATCCGACTTTGTTTCACCGGGAGAGGTAAACACTTCCCATCCTCTGGCAGTTGTTGAAGCTGCGGCATTGCCGTGAATGGAAACAAGTATAGTTGCTTTGCCTAATGTAGAATAGCTATTTACAAGCTGGCATCGTTTGTTAAGTGATGTATCATTGATAGGTTCATATACTGGCTTAACTTGAAAACCATAATCAATAAGAAACTGCTCAAGAAAATTGGCAACGGAGCGATTAAACACACCCTCAAAAAACCATCCATAGGAATGGAATTTACCATGTTTATGTTGGAAGCATTTAGAAGGATAGGTAACATATTTATCAGGCCCTATACCTTTTCTTAACCCACCATGCCCAGCATCCACGCATACTACAAAATCATTTGCTTTCATATTTTTTATTATTTTTAAGGGGAATAGAAATCAATCTACTCCCCTCGGCTGCCTAAGGTAGCGAATCCTGCTGCGCCTATAACTTGAATCCGATTAATGCAAAAGCCGCACTAATGATTGATAACTTTGCAGGTAATTTTACCTCAATTTCCTTCCCAGCGCATTCCCTCGATGTCTCCTTTATCTTATCCCAAATGATTTGAGCAAGTTGGATATATTCCCTCCACGTGAATTTCACCTTGTTGCCTTCAAGATGAACGTTTATTTCACTTGCCAGCTCCGCAAAGTTCATCGAATAACAAGCAACATCACCCATTGGTGACTTTATTCCATCTGCATTTTTCAATGCCTCTTTTAAATTAGTCTGCATATTATTTATTTTAACGATTAAAAAAACGTGTGATTAAAACGCCAAGGTTTACGCCTGTAATGCGTTTAATATTTTCCGAAATAGAATAAAGCTCCACCGTTGCAATCAAGAACGCTGCCATGTACGTAATGTTGAATGGAAGGCTAAACGTATTCCTTGCACCCTCGAATATGAGTATAGCGCAAAAATACACTATTATTTTTTCTATTGTACGGTAAAGTCCACGGCTGTTTATCTTTTGCCCTTCTTTCTTTGCTGCAATGATACCCGTTCCCATGTCAGCAAAAACCACAAAAATTGTAAAAATTAAAAATCCCTTTATTGGTACGAAAAACGAAAAAATATATCCACAGCAAATCGCGTATGTTATTTTCTCCCATCCAAGGTGCAAAAAGTTTATTAAGGTTGTTTTCATCGAGTTACTTTTAACTGCCTCAAAATTACTTTGCCATCCTGTGAAATATACCTATTTTTTGCCTCCTCCCAATACAGGTCAACAAATTGTCCTAACACTGGATAACTTATTAATCGTATCGCAAACTTTGAAAATACAATAGCATTTTTTGGCGTTGAACCTTCGACAATGTACCTGAATGCACTTGTATTTTTATTGTAATTAAAGTCAACGGCTGCCGTTATTCCAAGTGACGTTATTTGCCATTTGTTATCTGTGTAAAATGCCTCATTGTTTTTTAAAATAGTATCCAATGGATTTTTGCCCGTCAATTCTTGAATGTTATTATTCTCTCTTATGGCTGCCGTTGTTTTCCTTCCGAAGTCATAATAAGCAATTACCTTGTCAGCAAAGTTATTTGCATTGTTTTCAAAACTTGCCATAGCACCATTATATAGTTGACTTGTATCACCAATAATGGAAGCCTTTTCGTAATACCCACCGTCTGTATAATCTGCACGGTAAATAAGGTAATAAGCATTGTCAATAATTTTAACATACGATGTATCAAAAGTGATAGATTGTGCACTTAATTGAGATACAAATAATAAAAAGAAAATGATTTGTTTCATGTTTATTTTTTTAAGTTTATTAATACATTGGAGCATAGGATAAAATATACCATTTAGTGCCATCGCTTTGTATAGTAGTACAATAACCACCAACAATGTCAACACTTGAATTTTCACCATCAGTTCTTACAAATAAATTTGACGATGGAGTAACTAATGTTAACGCCTCATTACCCTCGGGTATATCGAAAATTGAGATTATAAATTTAACACCAACTGCATTAGACGCATTAGGAATAGTCAATGTTTTATCCGATGTTAATGTTGTATAAATAATTGTATGATTATCAGTTGTAGCTGTATAATCTGCATTACTTATTTTTACAATAGGTAATCCCATATTTTTTTTAAACAAAATATTTCCTTCAAATCTTGCAGAATCATTTAAAATAGTTTTGCCGTCAACTGTTAAAGTATTAGATAAATTTGTTGCACCAAATACACCTAATGTTCCATTCACGTCAAGCGTCTTCGTTGGTGATGCGTAACCAATGCCCACGCGATCCGTCGAAGCATCTACGAAAACCATGTTTGCGTTGCCGTCGCTTTCCACGCGAAAGTCGGAATCAGTTGAGCCTTCATTGAACACGGCTGAGGAGTTGACGGTCAAAGGTGCGGACAATGTCGTTGCGCCTGTGACGCCGAGGGTGCCATAAAAATTTGAGTTGCCATCAACGTCTATATTAAATGCTAAAAATTCAGAAGGATTTGGATTTCTTCTTGTGTAAAAACTATAACCTCCTTGAGTGCCTCCAATAGTTGATGTTCTGAATTGCATATTACTTTCGGCGGTTGGAACTATTATTTGCCTTCTTATTTCATTGCCTGTTTTAAAATCAATTCGTGTTGGAGTATTATTATCTGCTCCTTGTAAAGTAAATATACCTTGCGTAGTTGTATTGTTTATATTTAACCCTGTAAATGTTCCTGTTGTTCCTGTCAACGCGCCTGTTACACCGAGGGTGCCGCCGATTGTAGCACTATTTACAATAGTTAAGTTACCTGTTGGTGTTATAGTCATTCTATTTGTTCTTACCGTTCCAAATCCTGTTAAAAAATTTAGGCTGCCAACATCAACTCCTACACCATCACCAGATGATTCAATAGATGCACCGTAATTTAAAAAACCGCCATCATTTGAAGAAAATATTAATTTTCCATAGCTTCCAACGTCTGCTGAAGATAATCTTAAAATTGAATTACTACTTTTAGAAATACCTAAATCTCCACTCAACGTTCCCCCTGTCAATGGCAAATACGTTGAAGCCGCCGTTCCCGTTCGCAAGTAATTTGTCAGCATCGAAGCCGTGTCAGATATATTTAATTTAGCTGCAAATCTTGAAGTAAGGTTTAATGAAGTTGTATCTGCATCTCGAAAGTAGGGCGTAAGCATGGAAGCCGTGTCACTTGTTAATAACGCCGCCGTTGTGTCGCGCCAAAGTCCACTCCTGTAATACAAAGAAGACCTGTCAACGGGTGACGTTATTGAAACATCATGAAGCTCTGATAATTTATAACCCGATGCTACGCGTATGGCTATTGTTCCATTATTTACCGAACTATTAATACAAAAGCCAATAGGCATATCAATGTTAGGCGCAATAGGTTCAACGTCTGTCCAAACTCCTGCCACCGTTGGCGAAGGGTAAAGGATCGCGCCAGCCGCAAAAGTATCAGTGTTAACTTGTCTTATTTTGCCGAAGGAAATAACGTACCCATCTTCACCATCGGTCAAATCATGAGCCGTTATTCCAAGTAAATACTTTGCATCTATTGAGCCGTTGGCGATAAACTTTGCAACCGTTATTCTCCCACTTGCGCCCACCGTGCCATTGGCGTAAACAAGGCTACCTTTTGTAATTGTTGAGCCTGTTTGATTCTTAACAAGCCAAAAGTTTTTGAATCCAAGTTCATTAGGTACATTGTCATTTAATCCAAGTACCACTGTTGCCAAATCGGAATCCCATCGCATTTTTGCAGTATCGACATTATTTGTCGGAACGCTGACATTGAAAAACAATGAATCCACGGGCTGAGTGAAAGCCGCACCGCCACCGCCAACCAAGTTCCAGACGTTGGAAGTAAAGTCAAATGAATACATTTTTAAATTAACGGTATCAAGAATAACCCATGCGTTTTGATTGTTTATAGGTTGAATGGAAGCCGTGTCGGAAATTGAACCGCGCCAAACAAGCCCGTCGGCCGTGGTCTGGAAACCAAGTCGTTGCTTGTTACCGGTGTTTGGAAATTGGGCAAAAGCAAAAGATGAAGCTAAAATAATTAAAACGATTGATAGCCCTTGCCGTTTGTTGCCTACATTGTCAATAGCTTTTCCAATAAACTTTCTGGCTATTCCCATGACTAATTCATTGGCTAAAAATTTGGCAATATTCCCAACGGCTTTTAAAAACTTTCTTTCTTTTTTAGGTGCTTTTATTTCTTCCATTAATTTATGTTTATAGCAAATACAATGTAATTACTTCCATCGTAATGGCTGTTTGAATCTATGGTAATGGTTGCAGGTAATGTGATAGTATATTGACTATCTACTAATTTTTGCCCATTCTGGTAGACGTGAATTGAAGCGTTTAAATTAGTTGTGGGTAGTTTTCCGCTATTCTGTGTCCATGTTAAAATATTGGATGTCGTATCAAGAAATTCTTGATTAAATATTGCAATGGCTGAACCTGTAACCGTGACATTGTTTATTGTCTCTGTAACATTATTATTTACCACTCCACCACTTCCGGCATTGTTTGCCACCTGGTCAAAGTCACGAGGTTTAGATAATACTGTGCGTTCTGTATAGTTAGGCATCTAATTCTATTTTAAAGTAATCACCCTGCCAAATCTCTGTTTTTAAATCTAAACTACCTCTTTCAAAAACGTAATATCCAGATGAATATTCTATCACTTTATGAGGAAGGTAAGGATTATCAACTGATAGATTTTGGAATGGCATATCTACCATGCGTAGCTTTGGTGTAAGTTGCCCGCGAATTACTTCATTCACTAATAACTGTGTGACGTTATTAAATCCCGATCCGCTGCTAACATCCCAACTGCTACTATTTTCATAAGTGCCAGATTCAAGAACCTTTAATCCTCCATCCGTTGTTTTACTCGGCCCATCACCAAGGTAGGTATCAAGGCTAAATACTGTGGAAGATTTATCATCGTTATCAGAACCATATTCTAAAATATCGCTTTGACCGGAAACTGCACCAGTAGGTAAAAATTCAAGGTAATTATTGCTAAGTAAATAAGATACATTAAAGTTGGAAATTATACTACTTCCTGCCTCGTTTCTCATTTCTTTTAATCTCATCTCCCATACATACTCCGCACTTTCCGGAATATCTAATGTATCAAACGTTATAGTTTTGTAAGCAACAAAAGCAGCATCGGCCGTTATAGTTTCTGTGTTAAACTCGTATTCATAAAAAGTATTTTCCCAAGTTGCAGGCTCTAATTGGAAGTTAAATCCATTGGTGTAAGTCACACCTCTTTTTAAATACTTGTTTTCTTGTTTTACTTGTAATGACTTTATTTTACCGGTAAACTTTGGAGTAGATACACTATCTAATTTTAAAGTATCTGTATTAGTGGATAAAATGACATAATCATAATCGCCACTTTCTGTAATTGTTTTAGTTACTCCTCCTAATCTTAATCTTAAACTACCAGCATTATCAATTTCAACTTTAATTTTAACATAATACTTTCTACCTGACGTAACTGTAAATGTCGTATAGTATGCCTCCGTAGCTATTAAAGTACCTTCAAGTATTTTATTATCAATAATCCATCCACTGCCTAATGTCCAGTTAGCTGATTCAAAACCTTGTAAAGGAAAGCTATTGATTATAGATGCTACCTTAACGGCAAATACAAATTGAAAAGGCTCAAAGTTTACAGGGTTTAAAGCCTGTGCATAGAATCCAAGTATTCCAGTGTACGACAAACGAGCATCCGGATTAGAGGCATCCAATGTGGGAGTAGTTGTAATTACCGGAGTTGTATTAGTTGCGTAGTTATATTCTACACCGGCTAATAAGTTCTGTTTAGCAAAATGATTATACCTAATTACCACATTTTTTAAAGCAGGATAATAAGTCCACTTACCACCACTCAATCTCATTAAATCGCTTCCTGCAAGATTGGTCTGAATATTTGAAAGCGTTAAATCTGCGGTAAATGTACCTGATTGTTGGATACCAAAAGCATTATATTTAAAGTATCTTTTAGTAGCTGGAGTTCTTGAATATTCATTTACTTGAATAAACCAATATTGATTCCCACTAAATATTAATCTTGCTCCAAAAGTTTGACAAATCTTTTTCAATACATCGTAGCAACTTTGATATACATAATTGCTTTTAGTGTCTTTATGGTAAAATGCTCGATGCTGAATAACTGTCAATAAAGAGTAATCGCTGGCAGCATTGTAGGCTATTGTATTTTCATGCCAATTAAAAATAGTGTGTAAAACTGGCAAACTATTTGCCACTAAATTCTCCTGAACAAAATCTAACTGATTAAGACAATTTAAAATATGCTGTACAACCGTGTCCTGCCCATTGTAAGGCCCAACTGCACTTTTGTAATCCAATGTTTTTAACCAACCTAATCCATCTATTGCAGATATTTGAGCCTGATAACCTATAACCAATGGCACATCTTCAAATTCTACTAAATCTGTTACTATATAGCCATACCATTTAAATGATACTGTCGTATTATCATCCTCGTAGGCTGTGAGCTCCATTGTGAACCTTCCCTCAACTGCCAAGCCAATGTCAAAAAGTAGGGTTTGTAAATCTTCGTTATTTATTAATAAAGATAGTGAACAACGCGAACCAATAATAGGAGTAAATCTTTCCTGACCTTGCTGGCTTTCACTGTCGTATTGAATGCCTAATGATAATGTGTCAAATGTTTTCACAGTACCGGAGAAAGCACTATCTTTTATAGATACAGTAATCTTTCTACTTTTCTCGTTATATACTGTTGTCGAAAACCTTATAGCCATTATTGTATTCTACTTAATCCCTTTTGAGATCGGTTTAACAATATAATCAAATCATTTCCGCTAATCCTTGTTTCAAGGCTGCCACCTACACCCATGTCTCCCATCATTGATTTAAGTTTAGATAAAGGTGCGATAACTTCAGGGTCAACTCTTGCGTTTCTGTTATCCCCTACAGTTGCCATGGTAGGGCCGTATGCCAAACCTCCTTCGGCTAACTTTGGTGCGCCAATCTTCATTATTAAACTTTTACCTAAATTACCTGCTAACGCTGCTATTGCAGGTGCAATGGCTAACATAAATGGTGTAGGAGGTAAACCTGCTAATGCTTTAGCAACAAACATTCTAATAAGATTGCCTATTATTTCAGCAACACTTTTTTTAACTGCTTGTGCAAGTTCTTTCATGCTCTCAAAACCACCAGCCGCTAAATCAGCAAACGTATTTATACCTTCCACTAATATAGCTTGCATAGGAGTTAACATATCTGCGGCAGATTTTACAGCAGGTGTAATATTATTAAATGATTTAGCTACATCTTCATTTGTTTGTTTTAATCTTTCATTTGCAGCTGAAATACTTTCTATTTTATCAGGAAGTAAATCTAATGTAGGTAATAAGTTTACTGTGTCTATTGGAGTATTTAAAGCCGCTCCAACACCTTTACCTCCTCCGGTGCCTCCTCCTGTCGGTGCGCCACCATCACCAAAAACTAATTCACCTGTTCCATCTGTTCCTCCTCCTCCCGTAGCTTTGCCCGGAGTAGCCATGAATAGGCTTTTAAATTTGCCTTTAAGACTGTCAACTGTTTCGCCTATTGTTTTAAATTCAGCTGCGACTACTTTTTGCTCTTCCTGGTATTTTGTCATACCACTAACATCAAATAATTGATAGCCCATTGCTTTTTGAAGCTTATCAATAGCCATCATAAAATCAGCTACTCCTTTGTTAGCACTGTTTTTTATGTTTATCCAAATATTTGTAAACCTATCGCTAAACGCTTTCCAGTTATCGTAAACATATAAGGCAATAGCACCAACTGCCGCAATGGCTAAAGTAACACCAAATATAACAGGATTAGCAAGTATTTTTGCGAAAGCACCGGATATAACTGTAGATAGGTTTTTTACCGTAGTCATTATCAAACGAGTAGTACCTATCAATGCTCCAAAAGTAGATATTAACTTACCTACTATAAATATTGCAGGCCCTAACGCTGCGACTAATAAACCAGCCTTTACTATAAAGCCTTGTGTCTCCGGATTAAGTGACTTAAAACCATCTACTAATCTTTGTAATCCTGCGCTTAATGCTGCGGCAACTGCCTCTAAATTTAATGTTTCATTTATTGCTTTACCGAGTTCTGCTAATGATGCGCCTACGTTATCCCTTAAATTATCAAAGGTATTAGCTAAACCACCGTTAGCCCTTTCTAAATTACTTAAAGCACCTACAGACCTTTTTATAAATTCTTCGCTGCTTATTCCCAATTCCCTGATTCCTTCGGCTGTCACTACGCCAAATTCTTCTTTCATTACCCTGGCAAACTCTGGCAGCCTTTCTTTTATTTGATTTAAATCTTCCTGTGTAACTTTTCCAACCGCACTTATCTGTGACAATGCTAATACTACGCCATCAAATTGTTCTGCACCACCGCCTGCCCTTGCTACGGCATTGCCAAACTGTGTAATAGTTTCCCTTGCAGCGTCGGCATTCATTCCTACACTTTGTAAAGAAGCTGATGCTTTCACAACTTCAGGAAGAGCAAGACCTGGATTCTCGGCAACTTTACGGAGTTTTTCCATCTCTATTCCTGCCTCCTCGCTACTTCCCATAATGGCTATTAAACCATTTTGTAGCTTCTCAATGTCGGCAAATGATTTTAAGGATGCAGCACCTAAACCAATAATAGGTAAAGTTAATGACTGGGTTAATGTAGAACCGATGTTCTGCATATTACTGCCAAATCTTGACATACTACGCTCAACTTTTCCAAGTTCTTTGTCAAGATTTGAAACGTCTACACCAAGCTTTAAATTAAGTTTACCTATTGCCATTTATAATTCTTTATCCCATTTGTCAAATATTGACTTGTCGTTATTTGTCAAACTTCTGTTAGTTTCTTTCTTAATAGGATTTTCCCATGGAAATTCGATTAAATCTTTTGGCTTTAAACTTTTTCCTTTTGCCGTATGGACATTTAGTAAAAGTGTAGTTTGCCATCTTATTCGTTCCCACTGTGTTTGCTCCTGTTGTTCAAATTGATTGTTATAACCTTGCATGGCTATAACAACCTCTTTAAAACTCATGTCGTAATATTGCGAAGGAGGAAATCTTAAAACTCCGAAACAAAAGCGCTCGATGTGTTCAAGTGTGAGCTCTCCGCCTTCGCCACTACGTTTTTTTGGCTTTCATCTTCTGGAGGTGAAATCTCATTTGAAATCATTTCCATTATGCGAGTTATACCTCCCATGTCTGTATCTACCAAATCGCAGAATGATTGCAAAGTGTAAGGGCATTTCTCACCTTTAGCTTTGTAACCATGCTCTACACCGGTAAATGCAAGTTCAAGGGCTAATAAAAGATCTTCTCCTAAAAGGGAAAGGTCACTAAGTTTTAGCTTCCTCTCCCTTAGAAATGTACCTAACACATACATACCAAATTTTATCGGTATGGAAGTGTTGGCGATTGTTATTGTTTTCATGTGTTAGGATTTAAAATTATGCTTTAACTGTCTTTGTAATAGCACCAGTAACCTCGAAGGATGCTGAATAGCTTGTATTTTCTTCCACACCAGCGCTCAAGTCTAATGATGTACAAATAGCACTCATTGTAAAGACATTGTCACCTTGTACATCTGTTGTAAATTTGATAGTCAATGCGGTACCAGATATTAAATCGGTAAAGAGATCATCAAATAGGTAATTGGTAGAAGAATCGCCAGGCCCTGCATACAATGCCTCTGTGGATAGTGTGCCGGAAAGCGGACCTTTCTTTACCTCTCTCCATCCTCCAGCTGCGGAATCCTTTGTCAAGATTTCACGCATGGCTGCGGAGATGTTCATTTGGCAGGATGTTGCGTAACCTATCGCAGTTGAATCTTTGTATAGGCGCATCAACGTACCATTAATAATGCCAGTAGTTGCCATGTTTATTTATTTTTTTTCGGTTTAATAATTCCTTCTTCTTGCTCCTGGTCATTGAAATATGACATAGGCACTGGTACAGGTATATAGATTGGGTCTTGCTGAACTTGCTCTTTCTGTGGCATTTGTTCAACGACAAAAGATTCATCAAGTAATTCTGCAATGCCATCCTTTATCATTTGTTCTCCATATTCAGAAAGAAAAACGCCTACTTTACCCGGCTCTTTTCCGTTCCATTCTTTTAAAAGTCTTAATTTCATCTTTTCATTTTTACCATAAAATCAATACTCATCCAATATACGGATAATTCAGCGTTAAACACTTGCGATGTAGCTGACATATATTTTATACTTTGCACCTCAATACCTTCAACAATACCAACAAACCTGTCTAATCTATTCCTAATAAAGTTAGATAATATTTGCGTATCGTCATAATTTTGAGTGTAAACATCTACTTGTAGTGTAATTTCTTCTAAGTTACTTTGACCATCTTTAAAATCAACAGGAAGGCTATTTACAATAGTATATACCACAAATGGATATTGTACGTTTTGAGGCACAATGTCAGGATAAATCTTACTCCCAACATAAGCCAATATTTCACCATCGGTAGATAATCTACTGTATATTAGTTTTCCTATCATGATACTTGCCAAAATTTTTTAGGTCTTTCCTGCATGATGAAAATACATTCATCTCGCATGGTTTTAATTACTTTCTCCCTACTTAAATTCCTTGCCTTTACCACTATCTTATTATACCATGCTCGCGTACTTCCGAATACCATGTGAGCGTAAAATCCATTTGTTCCTTCACTGCTATTAATACCTCTATTCATTGTATTTCTTTTGTACAATGGCCCAATAGCACCAACGGCTCTTTTATACGATACAAGATTTTTAGATAAGTCAATAATAGACTTTTTTAGATTACCCGGTTGTACCCACATCGAAGCGCGGTCGTTTTCTTCCCAACCTTGCATCTTTTTATTTTTAAAAGGATTGGTAGAAATACGGTGCGGTTTACTACTTACGGGAACTAACGACCTATAAACTTCTAATGCAATAGGAGTGGCTGAATCAATAACTCTACTTCTTTCAGTAACTGTACATTGTTCCATTAACTCTGCAAATTCTATCACGGCATCAGCTAAACCAACTACACGTAGGCTCATACCTTGAAAACTCCTTCTACCTTTATAGTTAGACTTTTGCAAGTCTTTAAGGTGATTAATTTGTTTAGCCGAAAGATATCCCATTGTATTATTTTTATCCTGCCCATATTTCAGGGCACAAATGTTTTTAAGCTACTGTTAAAGTTAATGCAGTAGCGTTAAACTTAACTTCATCTCCCGTTGCAATGGTTTTAGGTGCAGCCAATAAACCTGCAAATAACATATTTCCACCTGTGATTGTATCAAACACTGCCACGTGAGTAGCCGTTGCACCTGATGCTGCACTTGATGTAATCGTAATAACTCCAGTGTTTGTCAATGTACCATTACCACCTGTTCCCCTTGTCCATCCACCTGCTGCAACAGATATACGAGTGTACAATGCACCTGTGGCGGAGCCTGCATCCGTTGGGTCTTGTGAATACAGCTGTACAAAAGTAGATGTTGGAGCTGTGGCAAAAGTGGAGCCGTTTATCCACCCTGTTATTTGGTCTTCTAAATAATTTGAAAAAGCCATGATATTTATTTTTAGTTAAGGTTAAAATCTGTTTGTTCCCACTTTCCCGTTTCCTCATTCCAGTAATAATTATTACCATCATTTGGATACGGTATTGGTGATTCCCAAAGACAACTATCTTCATTTAATATCCATGAAGGATATGGTTTTGGTGGAATAAAAGCATCTCTAATTTCATCGTAATAATAGCCAATGCCAGCATAGTTTTTTCTAAATGCTTTACTTTGGTTTATACTTGGTATTCCATCTGTATAATGAATACCACCATTAGTATTATACGATGTTCTTTTATAAATTTCGCCTGTTTTTTGGCTAATTTCCACCTCATTATGTTCATCTTCATCCCTTGCGACAGTTACAAAGACTACATAATTTTCAGCGTTTAATTTTGCAAAGTGTGCCATATTAACTAAATGTTACAGTTTCAGAAGTTGTTGTTGTTGCAGTTATTGATATTATTTTAAATCCTCCTAATGTTAATGTTGTTTGCGTAACACCTGCGCTAAATGTTGCAGTTGTTGTGTCTGGTATTTTTATTATTATAATTCCTGAACCGCCAGATGAACCAGGAGTATTATATCCAGCACCACCTCCTCCTCCAGTATTTACAGTACCATTTATAGATTCTGTAGATCCTCTACCTTTTCCACCACCTCCAGAACCTCCAGAACCTCCAGTACCAGAACCAGCACTACCACCACCACCACCAGCATATACTAATAAACTTCCTGAAATATTAGTACTTATTCCATTCCCTCCATTACCTGGAATGCTACCAGAAGCACTACCACCATTTACACCAGCTCCACCACCAGCTCCACAACTTGCAGCTCCCGTAGGGGCGCCATTACCACCATTATTTCCTTGAGAAGGAGACGTAATAGGTGTATTTCCACTACCACCTAAAACTCCAATAAAAGGATTAAAATTAAAGGAACCACCACCGCCACCAGAACCACCATTTAAGCCTGCGTTATTAGTGCCACTAAAAGAACCACCACCTCCTCCACCATTTGATGTTATAATGTTAAAATTAGAATTAGAACCATTAGATCCTCTTGCACCACCAGAACTAGAACCACTGCCGCCAGCACCAACAATAACTGAATAGTTTTGATTTAAGATTATAAATTGACTACTAAAATTCCTGTAACCTCCAGCACCTCCACCACCAAAACCACCACCTCCTCCACCACCAGCAACTACAAGGTAATCAACTGATATTTCAGCCGAAGGCGCATTTACCGTCAAATCTGCCGTTGTTGTCCCAGTGGCTAACAAGGAGGCTTGCGGCAACTTGCTAATCAATGCCGATGCGTTTACATTTGCCGACGTTAACAAGGAGGCTTGCGCCTTTTGCACAAAGTTAATATCACCCGTCAATGATCCTAAAGCGGATAAATTAGCGTCAGCCTTTTGCACAAAGTTAATGTCACCGCCTAACAAGGCGTTGGCGTTTAAACTTGATGCAACCTTTTGAACGAATGAAATGTCAGCGGAAACAGAGCCAAACGCGTTTAACGATGCTTGGTATTTAATAACACGCATCAAGGCAGCCGATAGGCTACTTTGTGCTAACAGAGAAGCGGAGCAGAATTGTAAGCCAAAAACAGTAGAATAGCTATCGTAGTAAACGCCCTGGAAGGAAATAAACCTTCTATCGTGACTAATTTTAATATTCTTAACCTGATAAATCTTATTTTTAAATACTACTCTGGATTCTTCTGTAATTGCAGAAATATATCTTATGGTAAAATCACAAATATTCTTTGCCGTATTTTTACCCTCTATAATTGTCTCGTTTGAGCCTGGTAACTTGCTTTCTGCAAATGCCCAAATAGTTGCAACATCTGCCCAACTTTCTAAAGCAAAACCAGTTAAACTCCGTGACCGGTTAACATTTTGAAGGATAATTCTATCCCTCATTTTGCCCGTAACTTCGTTCTTGTTATACTTCATTAGAATAGTTGTACGCGATATTGGTCTAATAAATATTCAGATGCTGTAGGTAATTTCTTGACATAATCCTGCCTATTATCATACGCATCTGTTATCATTAATAAAATAGCTTGCTTTATTTGCCCTGGAACTGATGAAGCATCAGAACCATAACCAGCCGTATAAGTAATGGTAACATCATTAATATTACCGTACAATGTGGGCCATGTTTTACCGTAGGCTAATGAAAGCCTTGCAGGTTTTTCAAAAGTATCTACAACATAATTTGAAGCTGCAAATGTTTGTGTAGTATTTTCTCCATCTGCATATTGAAAAGACGTAACAGATATTACCGGAGATACAGATAAATAGATTGTACTTAATTGTAGTCTATCTAATTTTTCTGTAATTGTTTGAGTTATTAACGCTTGATTCAAATAACGCTCCGCTGCCTGCCTTGCACTTTGCAACAAAGTAGTGATAAGAGTATCTTCAGTTGAGTCATCAACTTTTAGATAATCCTTTACCTCTTGTAGCGTAAAGATTTCGTTAGCAGGTTGCGTAGTTATTTTCCAAGCCATGTTTTAATTTTTAAAGAGGGATAGAGATTCCTCCCTATCCCTTCACTATCCCTATTGATTAAAGATTTTTCAAGTGCTTGATTGCAGCAGTCTGAATCAACTTGCCATCAAATCTTGTATACATCAAGAATCCTAATTCCATTTCATCCATAAACCTTTCACGCAATGGCACAAGGACATTGTTAGCTACTTGGCGGATGATATACTTAGACCAATCTCCAAAGAAAATAATCTTTGCATCAGCAGCCTGTGCAGATGGAAGATCATTATTAATGAAGAAATTGTATCCTAACAATCTATCCGGAGTTCCCTCTCTAAGAGATGGCTGGAACAAAGTAGTGTTATTAGTATCCAAGTTTAACTTTCTAACCGCACTTAAAATCTGGTCATGCATCATGAATGCAGCAGATGGTGAATTACGGTAAGCAATGTCAACAGAGTGAACAAGGTCAACTAAGTTAGCAGCTGTGAATGCACCTGTAGAGGCAGATTCAACACCGGAAGGTGCTACATCTCTAAATCCAGTCGGTTTGCCAGAACCATCACCAGTTGTAAATGCAGTGTTTAAGCCACGACCTAAACGCTCACCTAACATAATAGGTAACTCTGTGTTTAATAAACCAAACTCGTCATTTGCCCATTCTACAGATACTTTTACAAGTGTGTTTAAAACGTGAGCAGAGAAAGTTTCTCTTGTAAAGGTCATGTCCTGTACAGTCACCGCTCCGCCTTCAGTATGCCATGTTCCTGCCGTTGAAGTATCATTTACCTTTGGCCAGTACAAAGTACCTGCCTGTGGAGTAGTGATAATACGAGAAACATTAAGCATTGGGCCGTAGTAAGCCATTGTCTTTTCCAACTCATAAGAGAATTGGTAAGGAATAACGTAACCACCAGCAAGACCACTTTCAGCAGTAGTAATTGTAGCAGTGCCACGCATCTCTCTAAGCATTGATTGCTCATTACTTGTCAAGTCACGCTTTGCAAGAGCTTTCATAAATGCCGTATGATACTCTGGTGATTTTACTATCTCCCTTGCATCTCTTGGTAAAGCATTAATGGTTTGTTCAACTTGATTAATACCTCTTTCCTCAGTGTTAATGTCATTCCATCTTTCTAAACGAGAAATCTGGTCTGTATAGTTTTTAAAGTTAGCATCAGCGGCATCCCATTGTGCCAATTCTTCGGCATTCATTAAACGACCTTCTGCAGATGCTCTCTTTTGCAAGTCTTCCATTATCGCGTAATCGGAAGCCCGCTTTTCTCTCAATAATTTAGAGTTCATTATTTTGTTTTTAAATTTAATAAATGCAGGGCATTCCTGCGTAGCTCGTTCTGTATATTAATTTCTGACCTAACAGAAATATCAATTATTGTTTGCAAATCTTTATCTATTTCCTTTGTAGCGTCGTAACTTCTTTTAGCTACCATTGTATCAGGATTAGCTGGATAGGTTACGGGAGAAACATCATACACTTTTTTAATTGAGCGTATAACTCTTTTAGGTTTCATTCCTTTTCTTTCCTGCCAGTCCTCTGCCTCTACGGTAAATGCAAAGCTACTTTGGTACACATCACCACGTTTTACCATCTCCAATAAATCATTGCCCAATGTAGTATTTGGTGCTTCAAATTCATATTCCATTGAATTACCGGTAACATTTAGCTTTAAAGTACCAGATGATGTTCTTGCAAGTACCATATTTTGATCATGGTTAAACAATGCTACAACATCATTCATATCTGCCTGACTTAATGATTCTGGAGACATTTCTTCGTCGTACCATCCCATGTCATAGGCAGAGTTAAACACTGTGGCAGTACCAAAAATAGTACGGCTTTCCGGTTTAGCCCTTAGTTCAAAATTTATGCTTCTCTTTTCCATATAATTTAATCGTTAGTATCGTTACTATCGTCGTTTATAGTTTCGTTCGATGGCTCTATTTTTATATTAGATGCTAATGGTAACTCGTAAGAATCGCCACCATCATAAGGATTCATATTTTCCTTTATCCGGATTTCGTTTGGAGACATTGCTAATACATTTCTCATAGTTGTATAATAAGAAGATCTTGCTGCTATATCACCACGAAGCAAGCCATCAAGATTAAAGCGAGTTGTAAACTTTTCCTTTTCTGCCTCAAAAAATATCTTCTTATTAAATTCTGCCTCTATTGTTTCGCATAATGGCATGATAGTATAATTTACAAACATTTGGCTTAACTGTTCCATGTTGCCAAATGTAGCTTTATCCATATCCTCTAAAAGAACACCAGGAACACCTGTTATCCTTGCAATGTCGGAAATGGTAGCTTTCTTTGTTTCGTTAAATGCTGCATCGGCAGGATTTAAACCTACCTTTTGGAAATCCATTCCTTCTTCTAAGATAGCAGTTCCTCCAGCGTTTTGACTTCCACCAAATGCTCTGTTAAAGCTACTTTTTAGTCTATCGTATGCTTCATTTGTTAATCTTCCAGGATGCTTTAAAACTCCGTTTAAGTGCGCACCATTTTTGTAAAAGTTAGCACCATAATTTCTGTTGGCTAATGCTAACCCAAAATTGTCACGGTGAACGTCTGGCACTAACAACGCCTTAACACCATCCCATGCAAGATTAGGTATATAGATGATATTCTCACCTCTATATGTCTTGTTGTTTTCTTTATTCTTAAATACAAGTTCATTCCTGCTATTATATCCTATCTCCATTTTGGTAGGATTTAAAATAGTAAGGCTATTTATTCTTGTAGTTATGCTATTCCTATTAATGGCTGCGTAAAATGCACCATGCGCTAAATAGTGTAGCACCATTGTTTTGTAAAACGTATGCGAAGTGTATAACTCCGAAGGCTCTCTGGATACTACCTTGTAATTAGGATGATCCTTTGCTATTCTTATACCACCATTATCTTCTTTCTCAATAATATCAAAAGGTATAGAGGCAATAACACCTCCAAGTATTTGAGTAGCTCTGTAAAAAGCAGGAAGACCTATAATTGCGTATTCATCAACCGCTACACCAGCGGCACTGCCACGCTGAAACAATGCACCTAATGTGTCACCGTTTATTGGTGTAGATGGATTTTCTATCGAACCTCGTTTCGACGAAAAAAAAGACCGCATGGAGTTAAGTATAGCCATGCGGTAAAAATAAACAAAATCAGTATGAAAATTACAACTTACAGTAACACGTTAAACGAACCTAATGTCCATATAGGTTTTCTTTGCCTTTCTGAAAGAGTTATAGGTGCTATATTTCTCATCAAGTCCTAACTCTCCTCTTTCCTCTTCTAATTTCTGCCAGGCATCTTCATGCCTTGGATAATCGCCTACAAGTTCGTAAAATCTGTGGAAATATCCACTGGTGCAATTAATCTGCCTAACTTGTTGTGCGTACTCATGCTTTTTCATTAATATCTCCATAATTGACATTTTTAGATTTTCAATTAGGTACATTACAACATTAATAATCCTTGTTCGCGTTCTCCGGATGTGTAGATAGTTGGTCTTTCTTCTACCATGATTTGAGCATAAGCCATTATCATCGCAACAGGCCCATCTACTTTTTCTGTTGACTTCGCTTTATCTATCTTTATGTTTCCTGCCGGATCAAATCTAAGCATTACATTTGTCATCATCCATTCCATTACTGGATTGCCATCATGAGTAATCTCATTGGATAAAAACATCTTTTCTATTTCTTTTGTTGGTGCAGACATTGAAATAAAACCCTGTCCAAATGGTTTCATGTTCGCTCCATCATTTGTGAGCTGTATAACTAACTGCGAAGCGTTCCACCGGTCAAAAGCTATACACTCTATTTTATACTTTGCCGTTAGCTCAATAACTTTAGCTTTTATAAAGTCGTAATCGGTTACGTTACCATCTGTCATGATAATATCACCATACTGTGCCCATTGCACATAAGGCACTCCATCGGATAAAGATCTCTCCCTTACGTTATCTTCTGGGCAAAAGAAATAGGATTTTATATGTGGCTTATCAAGTCCTTGTTGCACAGGGAAACAAAGAACTAAAGCAGCAATGTCACGAGTAGAGGCAAGGTCTAATCCAGCAAAGCATTTTTTATTATAAAGAATATCATCATCTATTTTTAACCTTGTTTGTTCGATATAGCTATTAGAAATCCAAACACTGGATGTAGTTGTCCATACGTTTAGATTCTTTGTCATGAATTGAATCTGCTTTGCCGCTCCTTCGTTCAATGCCTTTTGAAATTGGTCATCCATGTAACTTATATACGGAGTAACGCCAAGGTTAGGATTGCTTTTTGTCCAATTATTTTTATCCTGCCAATCATCGCCTTCATCAAGGCAAAAGAGCAAAGGAAACACGCTATTATCCACTTTCCTTTTTTCCAGAATATCTACCATCACCTTCCGGAACATATAGCAAGGTGATTCACGGTTAAATCCAGCCGTAGTGGTAATAAGGAGTAAAGGCTGTGAACGTGATCCCATACCAGTTTCCATTACCTCTAAAACATCACTAGTTTTATGCGAATGATATTCATCAATTCCAGCATAGTGCGGATTCAAACCATCTAATGTATCTGCTTCAGATGCAACAGCTTCAAATTTACTATTAGTGGATGGTACGTTGCAATTATACTTTAATACATTGACTAACTTGTTAAAAGTCCTTGAATCTGCCTTTAGTGATTTAAGCATCACCTTTGCCGTATCAAATGCTATCCTAGCTTGATCTCTGGTAGTTGCAGCTGTGTAAACCTCCGCTCCCGTTTCATTGTCACATAGAAAACAATACACAGCAATAGCAGCGGCTAACTCTGTTTTACCGTTCTTTCTTGCTATTTCAAGGTATGCCTTGCGAAATCGTCTGCCTCCATCTTTTCTCTGCCACCCAAACAGTACCTTGATAAAAAATTCCTGGAAAGGTTGGATATTAAACCTTTGCCCAGCAAATTCACCTTTAGTATGCCGGAGGGCAGAGATAAAGCCAAAGGCCCGGTTAGCGTGAGCTTCGGAGTAAACATATTCCCATTTATTATTTTTTAAATCATTCAGATGCCGTTCAACTGCCAACCTTGCGTAATTGCCTAACAATAATTTCCCCGAAACAACATCCTCAATAAATTTCATTTATCTTTTTTACTTTTTACAGTCAATCCAAAAATACTATTTAGCAAAACTGCAAAAGCCATCAAGCCCCATGCCTCAACATAGTCAATGTATGGCAGATTAAAAATATTTGGTATTAACCAATTCCACATAATGTACACCGGAACAGAGATAAATGCCAAAGCAAAAGCAGAGGCTAATATAGAGATGGCAATTTCTTTAACTTGTTCCATGATTTAGTTCATTTTAAGAAGTTTGGCAATTTCATCCTCCTCATCACCACTTCCATCCTGGAAATACTCTAAAGTTAGCCTTGACTTCGGATCAAGCCCTAAAGTCTTAGATAATTCAAGAAATAACTCAAATCCTTGCTTAAATGCAGTCCATTCGGCACTTACCTGCCTAGCACCGTTAGGATGCACCATAACTGCACCGTCTTTGCTCAATATTTCGGCATTGTGCAGTAAATGTCCAATGGCACGCGCTGCGATTGAAAGGTAAATCTCATCAACTTGCTTTCCAGCCTTGTGAAGATGGAGGTGTTCACGGATTCTGTTGTATATTCTTTGCTCACCTGCGTCAAGGTTGAACATCGGCTCACCGATTTCACCGGGAGTGAATGTCTTAACGCGTGATTTTTCCAAGGTGCCCTGAAGTAGTTTTGTCTTTATGCTTTTTTGTGCCATGTTGTTTATGGTTTATGATTTTAAATTGAACCCCCTTTTAGAGGCTGCGTTGATGTGCTCTGAGT